CAGATGCACAATGGAAAAGATGTTCTGTATTCAGAGTGATAGGCTTTTATGCTACTCCACAATTAACTAAGTTTAATAGTGATGACAATAAAGATAGGTTTCAAGTAATGCTAGACTATTACCAAAAAGCTTATTATGCAGAATTTTCTGAGGTACTTAGAGATGGTGTGGAATATGATGACAACAATGATTCTATTATATCCAATGCTGAGAAAGAGCCTTACGAAAGACTTAGATTAATCAGATGAAGATTACCCCTAAGATTGATGATCGTAAATTAAGAAGAAAATTAGATCAGCAAATAAGAGAAAACCCTAGACAAATACAAATAGCTTTAGGAAGAACTGCTGAATTTCTAATGGGTGTTATTAAGACAAGAACCCAAAAAGGTAAAGACGCAGATGGTAGAGGTTTTAAACCATACACACCTGAGTACAAAGCATTTAGGCGAGAAGAAGGAAAACAAGCAAATTTCCCTGATCTTAATTTTAAAGGCAATATGTTATCTAACATGACACAAAAATCTACTCCTAAAGAAGCTATCCTATTTTTTTCTAGTCAGGCACAAAATGATAAAGCTGTTGGCAACCAAAAGAAAAGAACTTTTTTTGCTGTTGGGGATAGAGAAGGCAAGACATTAATAAATAAATTTGCTAAAGAGTTTAAAAAGGTATCTAAACTAATATGAGCATAAGAGAAAACATAGCTGAAAATATTATTACTGTATTAAGTGCAGTATCATCTCCTATTACTTTAAAGAAAGTAACTAGAGAACCTTTTGATGTAGATGAATTATCTGAACAACAATATCCAGCAGTATTTGTTCAGTCAGGAAACGAACTTAGAACAGACGAAACTATGACCTCTTCAACTGTTACAAGGCAAGGTGTTGCAGACTTTGTTATTGTAGGATTTGTGAAGGGTAGTGATACCAATATTGACACAAAAAGAAATCAACTAATTTCAACGATTGAAACTGCACTAGAATCTGATAGAACACGAGGTGGGTACGCAAAGATTACTCAAGTCGTGGAAGTTTCTACAGACGAAGGTACTTTGTTTCCTATCGGTGGAATACGAGTAGTAGTAAGAGTCATGTACACTTACACTGCTGGTACACCTTAACAACTAACAACGGAGATAACCAATGGCAACACACACAGGCTCAGAAGGTACTATCAAAATTGGAAGTGATACCTTAGGAGAACTAAGATCATTTTCATTAGAAAGTACTGCTGAAACTATTGAAGATACAAGCATGGGAGATTCAGCTAGAACTTACAAAGTAGGTCTAACTGCATTTACTGGTACTGCTTCTGTATTTTTTGACGAAACTGACACAGCACAAGGTAATGTAGATGCTGGAACAGAAATAACTTTAAATGTATATCCTGAAGGCGATACTGCTGGCGATACATACTACTCAGGTAGTGCAATCGTTACTGGTAGAACTATCAATTCATCTTTTGATGGAATGGTTGAAATGGAACTATCATTTCAAGGATCAGGTGCATTAACAGAAACAACAGTATAATATAAGGAAGGCTAGACATGAGTGTAATAGATAGAGTTAAAGAACATTTTGAATCACAAGGGGTTAAGAAAATTAATGTTGCCGAGTGGGGCGAGGAAGGACAACCTCTAGTGATTTATTGCAGTCCATTTACATTGGGCGAAAAAAGAAATTTATTTAAAGGTGCTAAGTCAGATGATTTAGGAGTTTTAGTAGATGCTATAATGTTAAAGGCTAGAGATAAAGATGGTAATAAAATTTTTAAACTAGATGATAAACATACCTTACTTAATAAAGCAGACCCTGATGTTATTGCAAATGTAGCAACAGAAATGTTAAACACAACTTCATTAGAGGAAGCCGAAAAAAAGTAAGATACGATCAAGAGTTGTTTTCCATACTTACTCTTGGGGAAAGATTAAAAAAAAGTATGGTAGAAGTGTTGGCTATGACAGAGGAAGAATTCTTTTACTGGATAGCTTATTTTAAAGTGAAGGCAGATAAGGAAAAGTTACATGGCACAAGAACGAGTCCAAATCCGTCTAGACGCAGTAGATAATACTCGTAAAGCACTTAATGGACTTAAAGGAAGATTAGACAAAGTTAAGTCGTCTGTTTTTAATTTAAGAAACTCTTTCTTGGCTATTGGAACTGGTTTTTTAGTCAAAGGATTTATAGATGCTGGTATTCAAGTTGAAAATCTAAATGTTCAATTAAAAGCATTATTTGGATCGGCTAAAGCTGGAAAAGATGCTTTAAAAATAGTTACAGATTTTGCAACTACAACTCCCTTTGAATTATCTAATATTCAGCAAGGTGTCGTTGCACTTGCTACTGTAAGAAAAACAGCAGAAAAATCAGGAGTATCATTTAAAGAACTATTAAAAATTACTGGTAACACAGCAGTTAATCTAGGTGGAGATTTTGCTCTTGCTTCTCAACAAGTACAAAGAGCATTTAGTGCTGGTATTAGTGCTTCTGAACTTTTCAGAGATAGAGGTATTAGTGCTATGGCGGGTTTCCAAGTTGGAACTAAATATTCTATTGATGAAACTATACAGATATTAAAAAAAGCATTTGGAACAGGTGGACAGTTTGGTCAATTAATTGAGGAACTTGCTGAAACATTATCAGGAACTCTATCTAACTTAAAAGATGCCTTTTTTAATTTTCAACTAGGTGTAAGTGCTGGATTTTTTGAACAACTTAAAAAACAACTAGGTAATTTAAAGAAATTTGTTACAGATAATAAAAAAGCAATTCAGGAATTTGGGCTTAGTTTGGGTAAAGGTCTTGCAACTGCTATAATTAACTTAGGAAAATCAATAAAATTTATTGCAGATAATTTTGATTTCTTTAAAAAAACTTTAATAGCTATTATTGCAATTAAAATAGCTTCATTTATTCTTACCCTAACAAGAGCCATAATTGGATTAAACTTTGCTATGTTAGCCAATCCCCTTTTTTTAGGTGCTTCAGCAGTAGCATTAGTAGTTGGTGGAATTTATAGCATAGCCAATGCTATGAAAGATGCAAAATCAGCAACAGACGCATGGGCAAATAGCTTATCCTATATTAGTTTTGATGAGTTTGAAAAATCTATGGGAATGACAAAAGAAGATGATATTGTAGGAATATTAAAAAGACCAAGAGCAAAAAAATTCTTTGAAGATGATGAAGATGATAAAGTGGGAGATATAATTTCTGACAAAAATGTAAATCAAGTTGAGGAATTTGTTAAAAAAATAAAAGATTTAAACGATAATCAAATGGTTAAATTAAAAGAATCTTTTGCAACTATTGGTCAAACACTTGCTGTAGGAATTTTTAATTCAATAGATGCTATTTCTAAAACATTAGCAGAATCAATCATATTAGGAAAAAACTTAGGAGATGCTTTTAAGACCTTTGTTCAAGGTGCGATAGTTAATGCGTTGGGTTCTTTAATTAGTTTTGTTATTAAGAAGTTATTTTTATATGCACTTGAAAAACTATTCCCAGCTATATTTAAACAACAAGACGATTTAGAAAAGAAAAAACTAGGAACTATGAAAAAACAAACTGGCGAATTAATGAAACAAATAGCACTTCAAGCTATACTACTAGCTTTAGGCGGTGGCAGTCCTTTTGGATTTGCAGAAGGTGGTAGAGTTAATGGAACTAGAGCCAATGGTGGTCAAACACAAAATGGAAACTCTTATATCGTAGGAGAACGAGGTAGAGAATTATTTATTCCTTCTACTGATGGACAGATTGTATCTAACGAAAACTTAAACGGAATGGGTGCAACCAATATTAATTTTACAGTACAGGCAACAGATGTTAAGGGAGTTCAAGAATTATTGATTGACAATAGAGCAACAATAACAAATATAATTAACACAGCTTTAAACCAAAAGGGCAAACCAGCATTAGTATAATATGAGCGGACAATTTCCTACAACACCCCCAGCAAAGTCAGCAAACATTAGATCGTTGCAACAAACGATTGTTAGTGTAACTACTTCAGGAAGAAAACAAGCTAGACAGATTGACGGACAAAGATTTGCAATTACTTTACAATTCCCAGCTATGACTAGAGCAGAGTTTGCACCTATCAGAGCATTTATAATGAAACAAAGATCACAGCTTAATAATTTTACAGTTATTCCACCTATTGATTCTAATGCACAGGGTGTGGCTTCTACTACTATCTCAACCAATGCTTCTGTATCTGCTGGTGCAACTACTTGCACAATAGATGGCATGACCACTTCTACTAACGGAATATTGAAAGCTGGAGATTACTTTAGATTTACAGGACAGACTAAAGTTTATATGGCAGTAGAAGATTTAAACGCAGACGGATCAGGAGAAGGTACGCTAACATTTGAACCACCTTTAAGAACTGCTGTTACAGATGATACAGATTTAATTTATGACAATGTTGATTTTACTGTTACCTTAGTAAATGATGTTCAGGAATATAACTTAGGTATTCAAGGTTATTACAGTTACGAAATTGATGTAGCAGAGAGTTTATAATGGCTAGAGGATTAACGACAGCAGTTAATAATGAACTAGCTACAGACAAACTAAATCCAGTTACTTTACTTTATCTAAATGTTGGTTCAGGTTATAGATTTACCGATCATTACAAAGACATAACTTTTGATTCTAATACTTACACAGCTTCCTCTTTATTATTAGGAGTTACTTCAACTTCTGAATCTTCAGAGATAACAGTAAGTAATTTAACTTTAAAATTTACTGGTGCAGATCAAACCATCATATCTTTATTTTTAAACAATCAATATTTAGAAAGAGAAGTAGAAGTTTATAAAGGTTTCTTAGATGCGAACCAAGCTGTTATTGCTGACCCATTTTTATTATTTAAAGGTAGAGTAGAAAGCTTTGGTATCAATGAAACTTTAGATAGTTCTGATGTAGATATTGTGGTTACTTCTCATTGGTCAGACTTTGAAAAAGTAGAAGGCAGAAAGACCAACACGAACTCACAACAACTACATTTTGTCAACGATCAAGGATTTGAATTTGCTTCACAAACAACACAAGATATTAAATGGGGTAGAGCATAATGCAAGATGTAGTAGATTTATTTAGAAACTTTAAAAAGTATGACTCTATGGAAGATGCTGATTTAAGATTATACTTAATGCCTTCTTTTAATTTAAGACAATGCAAAAAGTTTTATGATGGAGATCAATTAGTAGGCTTTGTTAATTGGGCTTACATACATGACATAACAGAAAAAAGATTTAAGGCTTCAGGCAAGATTAAACCTAATGAATGGAAATCAGGAAACAACATTTGGTTAATAGAAATAGTATCAATTAAAAATACTTTTTCTATGATGCGTTGGGTTTATAATAACTTTAAAGATATTCTTGATGTAGGAGATTCTATTAATTGGTTAAGAACTGACTCTGATATTTATAGAGTTGGCAAAAAGTTTAAAAGGGAGTTTCACGCATAATGGGTGGTGTAGTAGATGCGATTGTAGGTTTAGTTGAAGGGTTTATCTCTTGGCTTATTCCTATGCCTGAGATACCTGAGTTTGATACTCCTGAAGAAGAAAAGGGTGTCTTAATAAACAAATCATCTAACAACGCACAAATCCCCGTTGTATATGGAACAAGGCAAATAGGTATCACTAGAGTTCTAATGGAGTCTAGCGGAACAGATAATAACTATCTTTATATTGCTGGTGTACTTTGTGAGGGAGAAATAAACGCAATTACTTCTATTACTGTAGATGACAAAGAAGTTACTTTTGATGGTGCATTAACTCATGGCACAGTTAGAGAAGTTGATTCTTCAGATGCTAATTTTTACAAAGGTTCATCACATATACAAATTCAAGCATTTATGGGTAAAGATGACCAAGTAGCTTCAAGTGTTTTATCTACTTTGACTAACTGGACTTCTGCACACAAACTATCAGGGGTGGCTTATGTTGCTTTACGATTAAAATGGAATCAAGATGTGTTTGGAAATATCCCAACCATTAAAGTAACAGTGCAAGGAAAGAAAGTATATGACCCAAGAACAGACACAACAGGATTTTCTTCTAACCCAGCTTTATGCTTATTGGATTATTTAAGAAATGGTAGATACGGAAAAGGACTACCTGACTCTGCTTTTGAATCAGACTTTGCTTCCTTTAAAACTTCAGCGAATACTTGCGAAACACAAGTTACTCCATACTCAGGTGCTAGTGATATTAATTTATTTGATACCAATGCAGTTGTAGATACATCACAGAAAGTTATTGAGAATGTAAAGAAACTTTTAAACCCTATGAGGTCTTTTTTCACTTACACTCTAGGGGTTTATAAACTTCAAATTGAAGGAACAGGATCAGCAGTTAAAACGATTACTTCTGATAATGTAATAGGTGGTGCAAAGGTATTAGGAGAACGAAAGGGGAACAAATATAATAGAGTTATAGGAACATTTATTAATCCTGAAAAAAATTACCAAGCAGATACGATTAACTATCCACCAGCAGATGATTCAGCTTTACCAGTAGCTGATAGACACGCAACAATGTTAGCTGAGGATAACGACACTTTATTAGAAGGTAACTTTGAATTTAATAATATTACTAGTCCTTATCAAGCAGAAGCTTTGTGTGAGGTTATTTTAAGAAGATCAAGAAATCAATTACAAATACAATTACGATTAACTTCTGAATTTTTAGATTTATCTATTGGAGAAATTGTGGCTATCACTTATCCGAGTGGTGGATTTAATGCTAAACCTTTTGTAGTGCAAGGATTAACCATTAATGAAGATTTAACAGTTGATGTGCAATTATTTGAACACCAAGACAATTTTTATGCTTGGAGTACCAAGTCACAAGCACCAACCATACCTGATACTACTTTACCCAATCCTTTTAATGTACAACCACCCGCTTCTGTAACTTTATCTGACCAACTTATTCAATATAATGATGGTACTGTTATTGTAGCACTAGATATTCAAATAGGCGCAAGTCCTGATAGCTTTGTAGATTATTATCAAGTGGAATATAAGAAAAGTTCTGAAACAGATTATCAAATACACGCACAAGGTACTGGATTAAATCAAAGGGTTCTTAATGTGATTGACCAAGATACTTATGATGTAAGAGTTAAAGCTATTAATGTTCTAGGTGCTTCATCTACTTATGTAACAGTAAGCAGAACGATTGTAGGTGCAGTTGCACCACCTGATAATGTAACAGATTTTTCATGTAATATATTAGGTTCAGATGCACACCTAAGTTGGGAAGCGGTAACGAACCTTGACCTTGCATATTATCAAATCAGGTTTAGTCAATTAACAGAAGGTGCTGAATGGCAAAATTCCGTTTCTTTAGTTGAGAAAGTATCAAGACCAGCAACTTCAATTACAGTTCCTGCACGCGTGGGTTCTTACCTTATAAAAAGTGTTGATAAGCTAGGCAACTTTAGTGTCAATGAAACTATTGTTGTTACTACAGTATCTTCTATTGGTAACTTTAATAACATTACTACCAAAACAGAAAACCCTTCTTTCTCAGGAACAAAAACAAACCTTACTTTAGAAAACGATACTTTAAAACTTACTTCTTTAGCTTCTGATGGTACTTATGATTTTTCAGCACCTATTGATATTGGTGCAGTACACAAATCAAGAGTTACAGCTTCCCTTACTCAGTTTGCAGAAGACCCTACTGATCTATTTGATAGTGGTAGAGGCTTCACACTCTTTGATGATGCGACTGGTTCATTTGACGGAAATTCAGTATCTAACTCCAATGCACATTTAGAAATAGCTTTATCAGATGATGGCACAACCTATACTGCATTTAGAAACTTTGTTATTGGGGATTACACAGCTAGATATTACAAATTTAGATTGTATTTAATTTCAAGAGATGGCTTAACTACTCCAGTTATTAGTGGTGCTTCTGTTACTATTGATATGGAAGATAGAATAGTAAGTCAGAACGATATTGTGAGTGGTGCTGGTACTAAAACAGTAACCTTTACAAATCCATTCAAAACAGCTAATTACGCAGTAGGCATCACTGGAGAAAATATGGCAACGGGAGATTATTTTGTAGTTACTAATAAGACTATAAGTAATTTTCAAGTGACTTTTTATGATTCTAGTGATACAGCAATATCAAGAACATTTGACATGATTGCAAAAGGATTTTAATGGCTCAACACGATTATATAATTAATAACCAAACATTCCCTTCATTTAGAACGGACTTAAATAATGGCTTATCAGCAGTAGCTTCTAATAATAGTGGTTCTTCTGAGCCAACTACTACTTATGCTTATCAATGGTGGTATGATGTAGCTAGTAATCAACTTAAAATTCGTAATGCTGACAATGATGCGTGGATTTTAATTGGAACTTTCAATCAAACAAATGACACAGTTGTTTTAGCTGGTACAGAAGCAACTCTACCAACGATTACTTCTATTGCTCCTCAAACAGTAGACAACACAGCTTCTAATATTGTTATCACAGGAACAAACTTTGTCATCACACCTACTGTAGAAATTCATTCTACTACTGGTGCAGTAATTTTAGCTAATACAGTCACAAGAGATTCAGCAACACAATTAACTATTAATGTAACTTTACCTGACGACGGAACTTATTTTATCAGAGTAGAAAACCCTGATGGTGGTGCGGTTCGTTCTAGCACAGCTTTATTAACAGTTTCAGATGCTCCTACTTGGACAACTGCTTCAGGCTCACTTGGTTCAGTGGCACAGGGTAGTGCTTTCTCTGCAACTGTAGTAGCAACTTCAGATAGTGCGATTACTTATTCAGTACAATCAGGTGCGTTACCAAGTGGCTTATCTTTAAATACTTCTACAGGTGTGATAAGTGGTACTGAAAGTGGTAGCGATACAGGAGAAACAGTTTATAACTTTACTTTGAGAGCAACAGACGCAGAATCACAAACCGCCGACAGAGCATTTAGCATAACTGTTACTGTAGGCATCAACAATGGAATACAATTTAACTAATGGCTAGTACATATTTATCAAAAACATTTGGAGGTGCAGGTAATAGAAAAACTTGGACTTGGTCAGCTTGGATTAAAAAAGCAAAACCATCAGGCGGAGATGGTATGAATGTACTTAGTGCTTATGCTAGTGGTTCTGATAGAACAGAAATATTATTACAAAGTGCTGGAGATTTAAGATTACTAGATATAGCTAGTTCTACAAACTTACAAACTTCTGCTCTTTATAGAGATGTATCTGCTTGGTATCATTTTGTAATTTCTTTAGATACAACTCAAGCAACTTCAACAAATAGAGTTAAAATATATGTAAATGGAGAACAACAAACTTCTTTTAGTTCTGCAACTTATCCATCTCAAAATGCTGATTTACAAATAAGCAGTTCTATTCCGCATGATATAGGAAGAACTGGTGCATATAACAATGAATTTTTTGACGGCTCAATGACCCATGTACACTTCATTGACGGCACAGCTTATGATGCAGATACTTTTGGCGAAACAGATGCTACTACAGGAATATGGAGACCTAAGACTGCACCAAGTGTTACTTACGGAACTAATGGCTTCTTCTTAAAAGGAGAGAATAGCGGTGCTTTGGGAACAGACAGTTCAGGTAATGCAAATAATTTTACAGTCAATGGTACACCTACGCAGACAATAGATACTCCTTCTAATGTTTTTGCTACAGCAAATTCTTTAATTAAAAGTGGTTCACCTACATTTGCAAACGGAAATACAACAGTTGCTACTATTGGAGATAACGATTCTGTCGTTTCTACTTTTGGAGTTAGTAATATGAAATTTTATTATGAAGCTAAACTTCTTCAAACTTATGATGGTAGTGGTGGTGGAATAAATATAGGGGGATTAAGAGAGGAACAATTTAATGCTTCAGGATTTAATTCAGGAAGTTTCTCTGGATTTAATGCTTCCTATTCAAAATATTATGGAAACGGGAATGATGGAAGATTTAAAGAAGGTATCGGCACAGTAGTAACAAGTGGTTTAACAAGAGCAGTAGCTGGAGATATAGTAATGATTGCTATAGACCCAGCAAATAACAGAGTTTATGCTGGGGTAAATGGAACTTGGCTAAACTCATCTGACCCTGTAGCTGGAACTGGATATATTGGTGGAACACAAGCAACAGGAACTGGTAATTGGTTTGCATTTATTTCTTCAGATTTAGATAAAGGAAACTGCAATCTTAACTTCGGCAACGGATTCTTCGGAACTACTGCGGTAGCTTCTGCACAAAATCCTGATGATGGTATCGGAATATTTGAATATGATGTTCCTACAGGTTACTACGCACTTTGTACCAAATCAATTAACGCACAGGAGTATAGCTAATGGATAACATAATCAAATCGGAGATTTGCTAATGGCACAAATTAATAAACCGAATACACATTTTAATACATTAACTTACACAGGAGATGGTGTAAGTCCAAAAAGTATAACAGGTGTAGGATTTCAACCTGATTTTACTTGGATAAAAAATAGAGGAACAACAAATTATCATCTTCTACAAGATGTAGTCAGAGGTGCAACTTCTACAAATGTTTTATCTTCAAATGACACTACAGCAGAACCTTCTTTTACAAACATTGGTTATATATCTTCTTTTAATAGTGATGGTTTTACAGCTACTTCAAGTGGTGGAAGTTTAGCGTCATTAAATGCTTCAGGAAATACTTATGTAGGTTGGAATTGGAAAGCTGGTGGTACAGCTTCATCTAATACAGATGGTTCTATTACTTCTAGTGTTTCAGCTAATACTGATTCAGGATTTAGTGTTGTGTCTTATACTGGAAATGGAACAGGTAGTGCAACTTTTGGACATAATTTAGGTACAACACCAAAAATTGTAATTATTAAAAGAACAGATGTTTCAGATGGTTGGCAGTTTTGGTTTAATAATACTATTAGATTAGGATTAAACTCAACCAGTGGAGATTTTGGAAATAACCCTATTTCTACTAGTTCAACTTTAGTAACAACTCCATCAGGTGTTGATACAGCTTGGAATACTTCAGGTGGAAGTTATGTATCTTACTGCTTCGCAGAAAAAGCTGGATTCAGCCGTATGGGTTCATATGTTGGGAATGGTTCAACTGATGGAACATTTGTGTACACTGGATTTAAACCAGCTTTTATTTTATGGAAAAATATTGATTCTGCAGAGCATTGGTGGATAGTAGATAATAAAAGAACTACTTTTAATCCAACAAATAACTTATTGAGACCAGATGTAGCTGATGCAGAATTAGTTGGAAATGCTAATCTTAAATTAGATTTTTTGTCTAATGGATTTAAGTTACGACAAACTGATGGTAGTTTAAATGCTTCAGGAAACAATTACATCTACATGGCATTTGCAGAAAATCCTCTAGTAGGAACTAATGGAGTACCAACTACAGCGAGATAATTATGGATAAAAAACTAGAGAAATTATTTGACCAACTAGATACTTTAAAAGACAAAGAAGCAGATATTCTTGAAGAAATAAAAAACAGACTTTATGATCTAAATGAAGCTGGAGATGAAGATGAGTTTGATGATGATTGGGAAGATGAAGATGAGCAATAGAAACTTTAAAGATATTATAATCCTTTTAATTACAAGCGGTGTTCTAATTTTATTAGGCACAATTATTATTGGAGATTATATTGTAGCACTAGAAGAAAATAGACCAGTAGATGAAAGTGTAATTACTTTGATGAAAATGTCAGTCACAGGATTGATTGGTGTTATTGGTGGCTACATTGGTGGAAGTAAATAATTGGAAGGCACAAATGATAAGTGCTTATGGAACGATTAAAAGATTTAATTCTTAAAAACTACGAGAACAACAAAGTAGAAAATACCAACAAAACTTTATTAAAGAGCAGAAAAGAAGTTGAGATTAATGGCAACGGAACTACTGGCTATGTCATTAAAGAAGGATCACAAAAAGGCAGAGTCCTAAAACATATTCAAATTAAGAGTAAGAACATATGAAGATTGACTTTAAATGGATTGTAGGCTTTCTAGGTACAGTTATTGTTGGTCTTACTTCTTGGGTTCTTATGAGTGTGGTGGAACTAAAACAAGATACCTCTATGATTAAGGGAGAGTTATTTCAGATTGATAAAANTATTGGTAGAGTTTATAACTATATTAATGATTCAAAATAAATGGAACAAAGACCTAGTCCAACAAAACCAAATCCAAAATAATGGCTAAAAAAGGAAATCTATATGGTGCGGTGGTAGCTTACACCAAAACTTACAAAGGCACTTCAGTTGGAAAGAAGCCAATTACCTCTACCATGAACAAGAATAAGCGAAAAGGTAGATCACGCAAACAGATAAGAAATTCAGCTAAACGAGGTCAGGGGAAACCTAGATAATTGACTTTATAAACAAATAGAACTAATAGAACTTTATGGCTAGACAATCATCTACAGAAGTTAAACTTCAATTTATTTGTGAAAAAATTTCTAAATTAGAAAAAGGACAAGATGAATTATTTTCTCAGATTAATAGAGGAAAAGGAGCAGTATGGGTTCTGCTTATAGTAGCTGGTTTAGTCAGTGGGTTTTATAATTATTTTAAATAATGAATGAACATAAACGGATATTAATTATATCTGATTTGCATATACCATACCACCGCAAGGATAGCTTTGCTTTTCTTAAAGAAATTAAAAAACAATTTAAGCCTACTAGAATCATAAACATTGGAGATGAGATTGATTGTCATGCTTTAAGCTTCCACGATACCAACCCTGACCTTCCTTCTGCTGGACATGAACTATCATTATCAAAAGAATACATAAAAGAACTAGAAGCAATATTTCCTGAAATGACTTTGTTAGACTCAAATCATTCTAGTTTGATTTACAGAAAAGGAATTAAACATGGAATACCTAGAGGGTTCTTAAGAAGTTATAATGAATTTTTAAATGTTAAAAAATGGAACTGGGTTAATGACCTAACCATAACTTTACCAAATAAACAAAGATGTTTTTTTACACATGGTATCTCAGCAGATGTGGCTCGTGTTTCTCAGATACAGTCTATG